TATGCAATAGTTTCATATTTAAAATTCTTTATTAATTTATTATTTAATTATTATATAAAAATCTAGTCACATTTTCGTCACGTTTTATTATTTTTTATTTATATTTACATATAAAGTTAAATATATATATAAAAAATATATAGTAATGTCTAAATATTAGAATAGAGAATTTTAAAAAGGCTTTTGATTTTTAGGGCTTTTTGATTAGTTTTAAGGACATTTCAAAGTGCTATACATTTTTAGACATTTCACTATACAAATTTAAACACTTTATAAAACATATTTAAACAATCTTTATACATTGTTTAAATTTATATTCTTGACAATACTCCAGCAACTTTTCCTATAATTTTAAATTCTTGAACTTCCATATCTTGATATTCTTGATTTATGCTAGATAAGAAAAATTTACTATCTATCAATTTAATTTTTTTAATAAATAAGCCATCTATAGTTTCAATAATAAATATATCTTTTTGATTTAAAGTAATATTTGAAGTATCTACAAAAAGTATTGAGTTTTCAAAGATTGTAGGATATATATCTTTTGATAATTGGCTTTTACCACCTACCCATGCAAAGGGGTGCTTTTAATGTTGTTGATTGCATATATTATTCCTTGTTAAAAAGAGTAACAAATAAGCTTTTTACTCTTTTTCTTTGTTAAAATTTTTTTATGCAGTCTTCAGGGGTGGAGGCTGTGGCTAATTTTCAAACTCGACTTCTATATTCCAGCCACTTGTATTTATAGAGTGATTAACACTTATTATTTGAAAAATTTGATTTTTAAAATTTAGTTTTGCACCTGCTTCTATTATTTGTCCATAAATAGATAAATTTCCTTTTATAGTGCCTTTGTTTGCAACTTCTAAAGCACTTTTTGCTTTTTGTTTGGCTTCATCTTCATCTTTAAACTTAGCTTCTAAAGTTTTTATAGGATTTCCATTTCCTACTATGACACTTTTTGTTTTATTTTCTTTAGTGTCATGCCAAACAGCTTTACAAGAGTTAAAAAGTGTTTTATTTGTATATTCTAATTCCCAATTTTCACACTCATTTTCATCAATTTTATAGGTAGTTTGTATATCACTTTTACTATCTTTTAAAAATAGTAAAGTGTTATTTTTTACTGAAAATGTAGCATTATAATCTTGTGATAGTTTTTTTAAAAACTCTAAATCTGATTGATTTATTTGACTTATATGTGAGATATTTGTATCTAAATTTGCTTTACAATCTAAACTATGATTTGAAGCTATCTCTTTACAAATTTTATCTATTGAAGTATCTTTAAAATCTTTAAATTTTTTCTCTTTTAAATCTCCACTAAAATTTATAGCCGTTGCTTCTATGGTAGTAGTATGTTTTGAAAACTTTACATTTTGAACTGAAAAAATACCACAATAAAAATCATCTATATAAGCTTTTATTTCATCTTTATATTTTGGTCTTTCGAACTCTCCAGCAACTTGTAGAGTAATACTATCTGATAATACACCTTTTTCATCTTTGTAACTAAAATTTTCTAAATCTAAAGATACATTTTTGCCATTTACTATTAACTTTATATCTTTTAATCCCATAATCTTTTAACCTTAACTTCTTGTTTCTTTTCTAAAATAGGAAGATTTACAACATCTCCAACTTCTAAAATCACTTTATTTTTTAAGAGTGGATTTGCTTCTAAAATTACTTTAAAATCATCTAAATTTTTATAAAATTGATATATAACTTTGTCTAAAGTAGTATTTTGAGTAACTGTATATTTAAACATCAAAATGCCTTTTTAGGTTTATTGTAAACTCCTCTTTTATATGTTTTCCATCTGTTAAAAATATTGATTTTGTAAAATCTATTTGTTCTATTACAACCATTGCATAAACTATATCTGCAATTACAAGAGTAACTGGTTTAGCATCTTTTACTAGGTTTTTTAAATCATCTAAGTAGTTGTTTTTTTCTAATATAACAGCTCCTGTAAAAGAAACACTTTCATCCCATTTTCCTATTGCAAATCTTGCAGGGTTATTTCCTATTCTTGTTTTTGTAGCCCACTCTTGAGATATTGAGTGAGCTATATTTTCAGCTGTTTCTATTTTAAAACTTCCTATTTTTCCTATTAGCATTAACTTATTTCCCTATTAAAATTATCTCTTTTTAAATCTGCTATTGCTTTTTTTACTGCTTTTTCTATATCTACATTTGAAGTAGGATTTGTAACATTGATTGTTATATTATAGTTATTATGTTCTACACTACTTGGCTGTTTAGATGCAGTATTAATTGTACTTTGTATTGGTACAGTATTTGATATACTTTTCTCTTTTAAATCCATTTGTGGAACTGGAGCAATAGCTAAACTTGTAGCAGTTGCAGTTGTAAGAGCAGTATTTTTTATAGTTTCTTTTCCTGAACTGAAAAAATCTCCTATACCAGAGCCTACTCCTTTTACCCACTCTATGCTTTTGCCTATCCACTCGAACTTACTGCTTAACCAATCAAACATACTAGACCAAATAGTTGTAATAGTCTCTATTGGACTTGTAAACACATTTGTAATAAAATTTACACCATCTTTAAAACCTATTTTAATATTGTCCCAAATATTTGAGAAAAAGTTTGTAATTGGAGTCCAATACTCATATATGAGTCCAACTGCAACGAGTAAAAGACCTATTCCTGTTGCTCCTAAAAAACTTCTAACTGCTATTTTTGCTATATTAAAAGCTTTTGATAAAAATAGTGTTGCAACAGCAAAACCTTTTGAAGCAATAGCACCTAAACCTAAACTAGCTACCCAAAACTTTGTAACAACTGTAGTTGCTATAATTGCAAATCTAAAAGCACTTACAGCTTTTGTTGCTAATACTTTTGCAAAAGTAAAAGCTTTAATCGAAATTGTAGCTATTCCTTTTGCTATGGCATAAGCTTTAGTTGTTACGGTAGAGAAAGCTGTTGTATAAGTATTTATTTTTATAAGAGTAGTAAGAACTTGTAACATACTTTTAAATTTTAAAAGTCCATTTTGTGCAAAGAACCACGCATAACCTAATGTTGGAATTATAACTGCTAAACTCATAGCCCCAAAACCTATAGATGTAAATACCGTAGTAAGAAATGGAAAGTTTTTTATTCCATAATCAAACACATCAGCAACTGCTCCTGAAACAGATATTAAACCATTCATAACTGGTAATAAAATATTTCCTATATTTATAGCAATAGCTGAAAAAGCATTTCCTAAAGTGATTAATTTACTTTTTACAGTATCCATACGAGCAAGATACTCTTCATCTAAACTACCTTGATATTTTGATACATCAGATACAAGTTCTAAAGATTTTCTATAAGTATCTAAACTACCTGCTAAAAGTGCTACATCGTCTGCATATTCCATTCCGAATAAATCAAGTAAAATACCCATTTGGTCAGCTTTTGGAACTTTTTCAATTGTAGTTAGAAAATCTTCTAAAGCTTTTTGAGGATTTTTTTGTAAAGAGTCTTTTAACTCTTCACCTGATAATCCCATTTGTGCTAAAGCATCTTGAAACTTACTACCTTGTTTATCTGCTGTTAATAATTTTGTTAAAATAGCATTTATACCAGTTCCTGCTACTTCACTTGTTTTACCTAATTTTAAAAAGGTATGAGCTAAAGCTGAAGTTTGTATCTCTGTTAATCCAAATTGTTTAGCTGTTCCTCCTACTCTTTTTAAAATATCTATAATATCACCAGCTTTTGAACCTGTATTTGAAAGGTGATTTATCGCATCACCCATAATTACTAAACTGTTACTTGATAGTTTAAAAATTTCCATAAGTTTGGCTGCACTATCTCCAGCAACTTCTGCATCTATATCAAAAGCTACTTTCATTTTTGATACAGTTTTAGTAAAATCAATAAGATTTTCTTTTGCAACTCCTAATCTTCCACCTGAAGCTGTAATAGTTGCTAATTCTTCTAAAGGAACTGAAAAGGATTTTCCTAATTTTAAAATATCCTGTTCAATCACTTTGAACTCTTCTTTACTTACTCCATTTAATACTTTTTTAACATCAGCCATTGAGTCTTGAAAATTTATAGCTTTATAAACAGGTGCAAAAGTTGTAACAGCTAAAGCTGTTCTTTTACCCATGGTTTTTTCGAACTCGTCCATCTTTGCATTGTTTACTTCAATTTTTGCTCTATTTGATTTTAATTTATCAATGCTATTGTTTAGTAAAGTTACTTTCTTTTGAGCTAAATCATACTCTATACTATTTACTTGAAGTTTTGTTTGCTTTGTTTCTATTTTCTTGATTGAAGTTTCAAGTTTAGTAATAGCAGTTGTTGTAGCTGATAAAGCTGTAGCACCTGTAAAAATTGCTCCTATACTTATCATCAAACCAGTTGTTTTTAAACTCATTTTTTGGTATCCTTTTATTATGAAAGATAAAATATTATTTAACTTGGTTGTATTTATACATACAATACTTTTTTTTACTTATACAACTTTAATAGCTGGGGCTTTTGAAACAACCCTAACTATATTTATTGCAACATATATAGCTATGTTTATAGTTTCTATAGTTGCACTACCTATAACAGCTATTGAAATTTATATATTAGAGTTATTCTTGGATTTTTTTATTAAAAAACAAAAGGTCTTCTAAATCCATCTCCAACATATCACTATAAGAAAAATGCAAGGTAGCTCCTATATTTGCTATAACTACTCTTGCATCTTCCCAACTGATTACAAAAAACTTTCTAGTTCTTTATTTAAAACACTAAAATCAGGATAATCTAACATCTCTATTTCATCCATACTTAAACCTGTTAAGTTTGATATTAAATGATAAGTTTTAATCTCTTGATTTGTGATATTTGCTAAAGCTTTTATATCTCTAACTATTGGTTTTCTCATTTTTACTGTTTTACCTGCATAAGGTAAATCAATCTCTTTAAATGGAGGTAAAGGGATAACTGCTTTTGTTTGATTCTCTTTTTTTTTGTCCATAATTTTTCCTTTATTATAATTTTAGAAGCTTTCTAAAGCTTTTCTTGTTTTTTCTAGTACATCTACACCTTGAATTTTTACGATATTTTTTAACATATCAACTTCAACTTGAGACTTTCCACCAACTTCTTGAAACCAGTATTGTGGGCTTAACTCTAAAGATATTTTATATATTTCTCCATTCTTTCGTTCATCTACTTTTATATCAAAAGAGCCTTTGATTACATTTCTTTCAGGCGTTACATCTTGGTTCTCTTTATTTATGACTGTTGCGAAAATCAAACTTGCATTATCCATTTTTGCAAAGCTTTCATATATGATTGAATTTGTTATTTCTATAGTAGCACTTGCTTTTAACTGTTCTAGTGCTCCATAAGCTCTTTCATACTCTCCAGCTGCACCTGTGGATTTTGCTTTTTTCCAAACTAAATCAGGAGTTTTGAAAGTTCCAACTCCTGCAAATCCGTATCCCTCTATAAATAAAGTAACATTGTTATTTACATGACCTTTTGTATTTTGCATATTTTTACTCCTCACCATTTATAAGTTTATATATAACTTCACTATATCTATCAACTCTATTAAATGTTACATGTATCAGTCTTGGACTTGGCATCTCTTGAGCATCAATTATAAAGTAAAATTCACCTGCAGTAATTCTTTCTTTTGTAGTTCTATCTGTATCAAGTTCTACACTAAATCCAGCTACAACATCATCACCTACTAAACCATTCATGAAACCTCTTAAGCTATCTTTTGCTGAAGATAAAGCACTTATATCCCTATCAACTGCAAAGAAAATACCATCTATTACAGACATAGCTGCTAAGTCAAAAATTCTCACTCTTCTAGCGTCTTGCCAAATTTGGTCTTCACTTGTTGTGGAATATTCCCATGTTCTAAAACCTTTATAATGAATAAAGCTCATAATTTGCTTTTCTGTTAAAGGGTCAGTTTCATCTAAAGCACCTGCATAAAATTCACTAGGACTTGAAACTCCACTGATATTTAAAACTCTGTTTGAAATACTTTGAGCATAACCAGTTCCGCTACTTCCATCAATACTACATCTTAAAAATGCTAAGATAATTCCTGAATCATACTCTTCAGTTTTTGCTGTTGTAGTATTAAAAAGTTCAATCGAACATTTTGCAACAGTTACTCTATCACTTCCAAAATTCTCTCTTCTTGTGATAGCTTCACTATTTGTTGTAGCATATAAATTTATAAATGTTCTAGCTTTTAAAGCTTTGCAGATATTATCAACTGCATTGTTTACATCCATATCAAAATCATCGTAACCAATAGCTATAATATCAAACTTGTATCCTGTAAGACTTGGAGCTTGTTTTAATACATTTATTGCATTTATAAAATTTGCTTTTTGTTCGTTTTCATCTTCTGTAACTTCACACACACTTATAACTGTTGGAACTATAAGTGCAAACATATCTTCACCAATTGCAATATATTTTTTTAGATTTCCTAAATCATCTTTTAGTAATGGATGTTCTTTACTGAAATATTCCAAAGCTTTTTTAGGACTTTCAAAACCATAAATCCCAGCTGGTACTACACTTGATTTTAAAACAAGTGCAATAGGTAAAGTGGAAGTTACACTTATAGGTCTTGCACTTGTGCTTGTAATTTCTGTTACAACACCTCTTTTAAGACTCATATTTTCTCCTTTTATTAAATTTATTTTTTACTCACCAATGCTTTTAGCACAGTGGTTATCTTCTAGTTTTTTAAGTAAACAACACAACTTCTTATCAAACCAATTTGCTTTACCACTCTCTATTCTTCTATGAATATGAGAGCTTATAGTTTCATCTTGGCTACCATTCCATAAAAGTACATTTCCCATTTGGTCGAGAGCTAAAAGAAATCTAAAAAATCTACTTCTTTTTTTTACATCATTTTCAAATTTTTCTATCAATTCTTTTGTCATATTTTTGAAGCCTCCATAAACATATTGTCAATTTGTTCATCATCTAAATTTAGAGTTTGTCCTAATATTTTTACCAAAGGTGATTCTCTTTCTATGCTATTTGCATATTCCCATTCGATTTGATAGGCTCTATTTTGGCTTATGATATTTTCTAAATCATCAAGAAGATCGATAGATAAAAGATACAATCTTGCTTGTCTTAGAGTTATAGTTTTTGGAATAACACTTTTTTCATACTCTTTTTTTAAAGCTTCATCTTCTATCCAGCTTTGAGTATCTTCATCCCATTTATCAAATTGCTTAGGCTCTAAAAGAGTATGTTCATCTTTCAAAGCACCTAAATAATCAACTTCTATCTTTCCTTTTGTAGTTTTAGAATAAACAGTTTTTTCTCTATTATCTTCTACATATTCCCACTTTTGTGAAGTCACATTAAAACATTGTGTAAAACCACTTTTTGTAGCTTTTGGTTTTATAGTTGTTGCATTTGCTGGGATTAGATATACATCTTTTTCTAAAGGGCTTAAGTTTGCTTCTTCTTCCAAATAAAACTCTTTTTCGTCTGCTGTATAATGATAAACTTTCATAAATCTTCCTTTAATATTTAATAATATAGTTAAGTACTATATTAACTGGTCTAGTTTCATCTACAAGTCCTTCAATATTTCCTGTTGTAAAAGTAACTGCACTAGAAGAATTAGTAGGGTTTTGATTTACAAAAGTATTTCCCCATACTGAATCTATAATTCCATATAAAGTTTCAATATCACTCGTTCTCGATCCCGAAGTAGGCAAAAAGTGATTATGTTGTTTTATACTATCCTTTTGAAAGGTTCCAATAGATCTAGTCGTATTTAGACCTCTTATAAAATGGTTTCTTGCATCTGGAATTCTAAAAGTTGTAGCATTATCTCCTATACTATAAGAACCATATCGTCCATTAAGCCATTCTGTTTCTGTTACTATATTTCCACTTTTTTCTGCAAAAGCCCATAAATCTTTATACGCTGAACGATTTAGTACTGCACCATTTGCTATTAAATATCCATCAGGAGCTATTGTCCCTGTCCAAATACTCATAATTCCCGCAGGAATTAATTCTTTTAAAGCATAATTCAAAGTTCTACTATTTACTGCGTCAAATGAATTTATTGAATCTTTAACTCTAAAGTTTTGTAATTCATCTCCATTCAGAAAGGCATATTTTTTAAGTTCATTTTGTACATAATTTCTAGTTGCTAAAACTACACTATCATCTACTTTTAAAATAATAGAATCAGAGTTTGATACTTCTATAAACATTTTTATAGTTAAATCTTTTGCACTACCTTCGTCTAATAATGGTTTATAAGTTTTTGGAAGATTTCCTACAGCATAAAAAGTATTATCATCAAGATAAATACCTATTTCAGATATTTCAAATCCACCTATAGTTGAAGGAATTACACCTTCCACTATTAAATGGTTTGGATTAGTCTCACTTTGTAAAATAGAATTTATATTAAATCTATATTTTTCATTTTTTAGGCTTGTCATTGTTTGAGTAGGAGTTATCTCTCCACTTCCAACTGCCATTTTTGCTAGATTTATAGAACTACCATTTTGTTTAGATAGTATCTCTTTTTGTATTCCTGCATTTGTTAGGATACTATAGTAGTTACTCATCTTAATAATGCCTCCCGTTTTAAAGTTAAAGTGATACATTCACTCATTTTTATAGCGATAGCTATTTTGCTATTGTGTGTAAAATCTAAATTTCTTACAACATAAGGTAAGAGTTCTATTGTTTCACCTGTTATTGTTGCAAGTGCGTATTTTTGCTGTGCTTGAGTTTTTAGGTTGATGTTAATAGACTCTAATACACTTCGTACATTTTTATATTTCAAGATTTGTTTTTCTAAATCTTCGTAAAACTTAGCATCAATAGATTTATTTGAACTTTGAACTTCTACCTTGAAATGATAAGGTTCTCCTGAATATGAAAACCACTCTTTAACACTTACTTCTTTGTCAAAAATATTTAACATCTGCTCAAGATAATAAACACTTCCAATATACTTTTTAAGAGTTATTGCACGACTTAAAATCTCTCTTGTTTCAGTTTCACTTAAAGCTCTAATATCAACATCAAATAAAAAAGCAAGATGAGACAAATACTCTTTTTTACAAGTTTTTGGAAAAAGGTTTAAATCAAAGTTTTTTAAAAATTCAAATCTATTATTAACAGCTTTATCTGTTACTTTTAAATCTTCACTTTCATTTACTGGAATTAAAACCATTTTGTTTGCCTTTGACCTACAAAACCAATTCGGCTTTTATTTGTAGGATTTTCAACTTCTTTATATTTTGCTTTATCAACTTTTTTTAAAGCACCCTCATATATTTTCATTTCAGCTTCAGTCAAATCTCCATCTTGTTTTACATAAAGTAAAAACCTAAAATAAGCAATATCAAATTTACAAGTTTCATCTACATCTTTGTTACCTACAATATCAGTCATTTCTTTTATTGCTTCATCGCAGTAGTAGTTTAAATCTGCCTCTTTAATACTTTCAAGTGAACTTACATCACTTTGGGCTCTTTTTAGGATTTTTTCTTTCATTATTTTTTATCCGTTGTTCTCTTCGTTTGTTTTAGTTTCTTCATCTTCAAGGTCTTCATCTTCAAGGTCTTCATCTTCAAGGTCTTCATCTTCAGGCAGTGCTTGTCCTGTTCCAGTTTGTTTATATGCTAATTGCCAAAGTCCGTAACCTGCATTATCTTCACTATCAAGTCCATATCTAAACTCAGCTCTTGTAAATACAGCTTCATCATCTGCTTTGTCCATAGCTGTGAAATCAATAGGTTTATTGATTTGTAAAACCAAAGGTTTTAAAGGTCTTGTTGTATCCAGCAAATACCATGCTTTATCATCTGTTAAATCAGCAATCACTAAAATTTCTACCATATCTTTTGTGATATTAGAGCTTCCATCTATTTGGTCTGATTTAAAAAGTTTTAAAGCAACAGCTTCAAGTGATGGAGGTACAACAATAAGATTTGGTTTGATACCTAATTTTTTATCATTCTCACTTTTTAAATTCATCATAGAAGCTCTTGTAGTTAAAAAGTTTTCTTGAGTTAAAGGTAAATTTCCTAAATTAGAAATATCAATAGTTCCTACTTTATGATTTGTTGCAAAAAAACGTTTTTTGTCATAACATTTACCGTTTGTTTCCAGTAATGGGAAAACTATCTCATCATAGTGTGTTTTTGCATCCCACGCCATTTGTTGAATTCTTGGCTTCATTAATCCTAAATTGTCATAGATAATATAATCTCTATCCATACCAATTGTAAGCTCAAACCTCTTTTTAGTAATATTATAAGAGTGTGCTTTTAAATCTTTTACAGCTCTATCACCTATCCACTCTTTCATTTTTGGAAAATCACCCAACCATGTATAATCTGTACTGATAGTATTTGATTTTACTTCAGTTGCAACTTTTGGATAATTTATTTCCACCTTTGAATAAGAGTCTTGAAACTCTTTTTTAAATGCTTTTGAAATAGCTTTTAAATTTTCACCATTTATAATTCCCATATTATGCCTCCCATCCCATAGCTTTTAAAGTTTGATTGTTTTCTTGTGCATTCTCTTCTTTACCTTGCACATTTAAAGAATTTTTTAGATTTTTTGTAATTTGAAGATTTGCTTCTTTTACACTTCCTAAATATCCATCTAAACTATTTGCTTCAAGGCTCATAGCAAAATCTTTTTGAGCAGGAAGTAACTCTCCAGCAACAATAGCAGTATCAATTTTATTTGCTTTATTTTGTTCTTTTAAAACTTTGATTTCATTTTGTAAAGATTTGTTTGTAGTTTCAAGACTGTTTACCTCTTTTTTTAGAGTTAAATTTTCAGCTGTTAAGTTATTAACCTCTTTTGTTAAATCATCTTTCATATCTATTTGCCTTTCTTGTTTATTTAGTGATTTTTTTAATAAATTAGGACTGTTTACAAGTCCAACTGCTACAATACTTTGAACTGTTCTATCAAGTTGATTTACATTCAACTCTGGACTTAAGTATCTATAATGTTTATTTTCAACAGCAACTTTTCCTAAATTGTTAAGTTCTAGCTTTCCGTAAATTCCATCATCTTTTAAAATCAAAGAACTAAGAGGAAACCATCCATAAGCTTCGCTATCGTAATGATTTTTATTTAAAGCTATATCTATACCTCTATCGATACTATTTTTTAAAACAGTTTCACCATCAATAACAAATACTCTTTTATCAATACCTATAACCTCTCCAACAGGACAAATTTTCACTAGCCCATTTTCTTGATTATTTAGTTCTATAAAAAAGTAATCTTGGATTTTTTCATCCATATTTGTAAAACTCCTTTTTTTGATTTTGTACAAGAATTTTAAAATAAAAAAAGTTTTATAACTTCCTATATAAACGCTATTTGGAAAGACAAAATAAAATAAAAACTCTAAAATGCTTCTAGTTTAATTTTTAGGAAAAGTAGATGTTGGAGTTTGGAACTATTGTAGAAACAAAATCACAAGATGGCAAAGCCTTAGCAAAAGTAAATATCTTAGGAAGAGTTACAGATTGGCTACCTATTTTAAGTAGTGCGAACTCTTTTAAAAGAAGTTTTACTCCTGCTAGAAAAAACGAGCAAGTAGCGGTTTTGGATGATGTACTTATATTAGGTTCTATTTTTAACAAAGGTTGTAGTGAACCTGCAGGAGATAATAGCAAAGAGATTACACAGTTTGAAGATGGAACTGTTATCTCCTATGATAGTAAAAATAGTGTTCTACTAATAAGTGCTATTAAAGATATGAATATAAAAACAATAAATCTAACAATAGAAGCGAAAAAGGTGCAATATGTAGGATGTGATGAAATATCACACGATGGGATTGATATATCAAAAACACATAATCATCCACAAACAGATGGAAATCACTTTGGTGGTGGAACAAATACAAAATCACCAAATGGAGTTTAAAAGTGAATATCCAAATAACTGATTTAAATAATCTATATAAAGATAACTTTGTAAATACACCTATTCAAAGCTTTATAAGAATGTTTACAACAGCTCTTGGAGATAGGATTATGCTTCCACTTTTTGGAAGTTTACTTTATACATTAGTTGATAGAACTTTTAATCAAGAATGGTTGATTGATTTTAAAAGATTTTCTTTGGAGTGTTGTTTTGATGAAAACGGCAAGTTGTGGGATAAAAGGGTTTATCCAAAAAACTTAAAAATTAAAAAAGTAGATACAACAAAAAATGAGTTCTACTTTGAGTTTGAAATAGAATTTTTTAGTGGGGAAAAGTACAGTGTCAAATTATCTTAAAAATTTAGAGAAATACAATCTTCCTGAACCAACAGCTATATCAAAATTGAGTTTTGAAGAGATAAAAGCAGAGATTATAGCAAATATAAAAGCCCTAAAGCCTGATATAGAACTTGTTGAAAGTGATGATTATATGGTTATGCTTGAAGCTTTTGCATATAGAGAGTTGTATCTTAGAAACTTAATAAATGAAGATATTAAAAAAATGCTACCACACTATAGTGGTGGAGCTGACCTTGATAACTTTATATTTAGCTTTTTTGGTGGAGAAAAAAGACTTGATGGTGAAGATGATTTAGCATTTTTAGAACGTGCAAAGCTATCTTTGAACTCTTATAGTAGTGCAGGAAGTGAACAATCTTATGAGTACTGGACCAAAAGTTTTAGTGCAAGTATTTACGATGTAAAAGCTATTAAAAAGAGTGCTGGAGTCGTGCAAATAATTTATGTTGTAAGTAATGAAATAGATGAGAGTGCTTTATATAGTTTTGTAAGTGATAAAAAAGTGCGACCTTTGACTGATAGTGTAGAGGTAAAAGAAGCGATAAAAGTTCCAATAAATTTGGAAGCAACCGTAACTATCTTTGATAGTAATAGTTTAGAAAACATACGACAGCAAATAATGAAAAACTTCTCAAGTAGGTTTTATATTGGTGAAAAAGTGATTTTTTCTAAGGTGATAGATTTACTCCATATAAATGGAGTTTATAGTGTAGATACAAATATCAAAAATGATGTTGAAATAGCTTCAAATGAAGTTGCAATTATAAATTTAAGTTTAACAATGGAGATAAAACAATGATTGATGAATGGATGAGTTTTTGGGCTAAATATTTGTCCGTAGTATTACTGACTATTTTTTTTACATTTATAGGAGTTCTAGGCAAATATCTAAAAAATATGCAAAGAAAAAAAGAAAGATTTAATCTAAAAGCTTTTTTGAGTGAGTTTTTTATCTCTTTGAGTTTAACAATACTTTTGGCTTTTGCTTGTATCTCTCAAAATGTAGATATTTTAACAACTTGCATAGTTGTAGGAGTAGCTGGACACTTTGGAACAAATGGAATAATAAGCTTGATATGTAGATATATAAAACTAGATTGTCAAGATTTAATAGAAAAAAAAGAAAAAAAGGAGGATGAAAATGTTTGATTTTATAAATAAATATATAGAAGCTTATTATCCATTAATTGTTATGGGAATAGTTGCTTATCTTATATTAAAAGGCTTTTATTTGGAATATAAGCTTGAAAAAACAGAAAGTGAGAAAATAGAGCTTAGCTATAAATTAGCTCAAGAAATTAGAAATAACTTAACTTTAAAAAACAGTATTGAGTTACAAAATGAAGCTTTAAAACAAATAGAAGTTGATTACACCAACAAAATAAAAGAGTTTGAAAATTACAAACCACAAATTAAATATATAGAGGTAAAAAGTGATGAATGCAAAGATATTAAACTTATTCTTGATGATATTCGTAACTCTTCTTTTTAGTGCTTGTAGCAATAAAGAGATAATTTATGAAGATAGAGTTGTAGAAGTTAAAACACCTGTAAAGTGTGTAACTCCTAAAGTTGAGTGTAACTTTAAAAAAGCAACTTATACAGAGGTTTTAAATGAGATGAGATTATGTATAGAAAAATTACAAAAAGCAAATGAGGTATGCAAATAATGGCAAATTTTAAAGAGAGTATGAAGCTTTTAACATTCCTTGAATATTCAAATCAAGATTGGAAATTGCTACATAAAAATAAAAATGAAGATGGTTTAACATTTTATGGAATTTATGAAAAATATAACAAAGATTGGAAAGGTTGGGATATTGTAAAAAAACAACTTAAAATTACTCCTGATATAAAAACTGCTTCAAGAGTTCTAGCAAAAAATAAAGATTTAGAAAATCTAGCTTTTGAGAGAATTAAAACAAAATATTGGGATGGAGCTAAATTAGATTTTGTACATTCTCAAAAAATAGCAGATGAGATTTTCTTGTTTGGATTTAATGTAGGTATGCCAATAGCTATAAAAAAAGCTCAAAAACTTGTAGGTATATCTCAAGATGGATTAGTTGGAAATATGACTTTAAAAGCTTTAAATAACTTTGATGTAAATGTTTTTGATATTGAATTTGATAAAGAAGAGATTAAATATTATGAAGTAATTATAAAAGATAAACCATATCTTGCACCAAATGAAACTGGCTGGTATGCTAGAGCTTTATTTGCATTTAACACACAATTTACTGATACTTTAATAGCTTAGGAGTTAAAGATGATAGATATAGACAAAGCTCAAAAACAAATAACAGATGATATAGCTTGTGAAGTTTTAGACAAAGAGATAAACAGAGAGGGAGTTTATCTTGCCTTTGAAGATTTGAAAATACAAAATCATCTAAATATAGATTATATCTTTAGCTTATATGTAGCACTTGCAAGTTTTACAAAAAATAGAAGTGTTATGTACAAAAGGTTAAATCAGGCTTTAAATGAGATAAATCAATCTTCGAAGATTGATTTAATATCTTGTAAACCTATAAAAGCTGATGGGAACTTGCTTATTTATAGGCTTCAAATTGAAACAAATATTATAGGAAATTAAAAAGTGAAAAAACAATTAGCAAAAGATATGTATATCAAAGAAAATAAAAGTATAGAAGATATTTGTACTAGCTTGGGAATAAGTCGTGCTACTTTTTACTATTATAAAAATAGAGATAAAACTCAAAACCAAATAGATTGGGATGAGCTAAAACTTATAAATGCTTATGATAAAAAGCCAACAGTTGAAAACGAAAAAGTGTTTTTATCTATTTTAATCAAAGAGTTTGAAAAAACTCTTGAAGAGTTTAAAGAAGACACTGCTGAAGATAAACTAAAAAAGCTTGAGAGATTTGCAAGTTCTTATTATAGGCTTAAAATACCACAAAATGAAAATGCAAAAAAAATAAATAAAGCTGATTTACTAAAAGATTTTCTTAGAAAAATAGCTCAACTTGCAATAGATAAAGGCAGAGCAGATATTGTAGATTTTTTATCTAAAAATGAAGATGATTTAATAGAAATTCTTATAAAAGAGTAACAAGTGTTTAATAAAAAAGAAGTTGATGAAATAAGAACTCTTTTAAAAGGATTACCTCTTTTAAATGATAAAGATAAAACAAGAAGAGTAAATAAATCAAAAAAAGATTTTTGGTATGCTGTAAAAACTTATTTCCCACATCATATAGACAATATTGTAAAAGAAACTTCAGAGTTTAGAAAATTTGTATATACAAATATAGAAGATATTTTTGCAACTACAAATAAAGCTTCTTTTGAAGCATATAGAGGAGCTGCTAAATCAACTGTATTAACAAGACTTTACACAATTTGGAAAACAGCAATCCAAAATAAAAAAAGACATACTTTTATAATAAGTTCTACATTAGATATTTCAAAAGAGACTTTAGACTTTATAAAAACAGAGTTAGAAGATAATGAAAGATTAAAAGCTGATTTTGATATACAAATAGGAACTTCTTTTAAAAATACTTGGAATGAAGAGGAGATTATTTTCAAATCTTCAAATTTAAAATTTAGAATAAAAGTTTATGGAGCAGGTAAAAAGATAAGAGGTTCAAACTGGTTAGGATTTAGACCTGATTTAATTATTTGTGATGATATTGAAGATGATGAAGCAGTAGAGAGTAAAAAACAAAGAGATAAACTTTGGAACTGGTTTACTAAAGCTATTTTAAAACTTCCTGCGAGAAAAGATAAAACATATACTTTGATAGTTGTTGGAACTAGATTACATCATGATGGATTTTTAGCAAAGCTTGAGAAAAGAAATGATTTTAAGAATTTCAGTTTTCCTCTTGTTATAAAATTCCCTGATAATCTTGATGATTTAGTTGATGAAAATAGCATCACAAAAGAAGTTATCAAAGATACAATAATAGATGATACAACTTTAGATATAAAAGATATTCTTTTAGATTATTTAGAAGATAGAGAGTCTTTTATGAGTGAGCTTCAAAATCAGCCTTTAAGTAAAGATGGTTTAACTTTTTCATATACAACTTTTGAAGATATGCCTCATTGTGATACTTATAGTATAGGAGTAGACCCTGCTTTAGGAAAAGCTAAAGGAGATTATTTTGGAGTAACAGTTTTAGGTTATAGCTTCCATGCTAAAAAGTTTTATGCAACTACAAAAATGTATAAAATAAAAGCTACTTTAATGATAGATAAATTAATAGAAACATATAACGAAGTTGCAAAATTTGGAAGACCTATAAAAATTGCAATAGAGGAAGTACAGTTTCAAGAGTTTTTTAAAGATGTTCTTGATGACAAAGCAAAAGAGTTAGGTATTCATCTTCCAATAGTTCCTATTAGAAATAGTGTAAATAAAGAGCTTAGAATAGATGGATTAGCACCACTTGTAAATAAAGGAGATATTTTAATAAATAAAAAATCACTTTTATTGATAGATGAATTAGATACATATCCAAAGGCACCACATGACGATGGACTTGACTCTTTGGAAATGGCTTATCGAATAGCTAAAAAAAGTGCTTTTAATTACACTCTTGTAAATAGAGTGGCTAGAAATTTTGGATTAAAAGGAAAGTACTCTTGAAAAAAACTCTATATTTGCAAAATTTAGCCCAAATTCCTAAAACTCAATCAAATGTATGTAAAAAAATATTTAAACAATTCTCGTTTAATTTAAACGGCATTTAAACACTATTAAAAAGGATAATAAAATGAATTTAAAAGATTTAAACAAAACACTGGATATAAAGTTTGATAGAAACAGTGATAGCAAGTTTATAAGCTTTTCACTTTTAAAGTCAGCTATAAATGAAAATGATTTTAACAAAATGAACGAACTATATAATCTTTTGCTAGGAATTGACCTAAATGTAGCAGGAAGTATAGAACAAAGAAAAAATGCACTTTTAGAAAATGATTTTAAAATAGTAAGTGAAGATAAGAAATTTTTAGCATTTTATGACAAATTAAAAGAGAGTTTCGATTTAGAAGAGTTTATAGAAAATTTAGCAAATGCAGTATATTTTGGAATAAACTTGCAAAATATAACATATAGTGCAAAAGATGGATTTATCTTGCCAGATACTACAAAAGAGATACCATTTTTATACATAAATAAAGATGAGACTTTAAAACAGTTCTATCTTGAGACAAACGAGTACTCTAAAATATATTTTAATAGTGTAGATGATTTATCTTTGGTAAAGTTTTACTACAACTACAACAAAGATAGCTTTTTAAATAGAAGCTTGAGTGCGAAACTACTTTATTACAGTGTTCTTAAACATAGTGTAATCACTTTAAATTTAGAGTATTTAGATAAAAATGCTATTCCTCCAATCATACTAAAAACTGATAATCTTGATGATGAGAAAATGGTACAAGATTTGATGACTATGTTACAAATGCTTAAATCAAATGCTTTTGGAGTATTTAATAAAGATGTAGAGATAGATACTTTAAAACAAGATAGTGAGAGTAAGTTTTTAGAACTAATAGCTTACTGTGATAAAAAGCAAAATGAGTTAATCTTGGGTGGAAATCTTACAGGTTCTAGTGAAAAGGTAGGAAGTCAGGCTTTAGGAACTGTGCATGAAAATAGGCTAAAAGAGATAATCAAAAGTGATGCAAAAAAAATATCAAAGTTTGTTACAAACTATTTGCTAAAACTTTGTGAGTTAAACTTCTCTTATGCTCCTGTGTTTGATTTTATAATAGATGTAGTTGATGATGAAAATGTAGAAGCTTTGAAGACTAAAGCTGAAACTCAAGAGATAAAATCAAAAACTATACAAAACCTTACAAATATAGGATATCAAATACCAATAGAATATATAGAAAAAGAGTTTGATATAAAAGGTATAAAATTTGAAAAGCTTTCAAACAGTAAAGAACCAAATCATATTTTAGAAGCTAACAAAGTAAAAAAACTTCCAGTTGATCATATAGATATGGCATTGAACCAAAAAGCCGTGATAGATAAACAAAAAAGTGATGAAAAAGATATAAATACTATTTTAGAAAAGTTGATAAATGAGTCAAATTCTTATGAAGAAGTTTACTCTAAAATACTTGATTTATATGATGATATAGAGTTAAACAGTTTAGAAAAGAGTTTAACAAACTATATAAGTAGCTCATACCTAATAGGAACTTTAGAAGATGAGTAAGCTATCTGCTGAAATTTTAAAAAAGTTTTTTAGCGGTGATGATACCTCTATATATGAGTATATAAAAGCTAAAACTCCTGAAATACACTTTGATTATGATGAGATTATGCACTATGCTCATAATCGTGCTTTTACAGTTGCAAAAATCACAAAATTAGACTTACTCAAAGATATTCAAGAAAGTTTAGCAAGTGCAGAGTTAGAAGGGATTGGTTTTGATGAGTGGAAAAAAAACATCAAACCAACACTTGCAAAAAAAGGGTGGCTTGGTGATGTAGAAGTAACAAATCCTAAAACAGGTGAAATAAAAAATATCTATGTAGGAAATAGAAGACTAAAAACTATCTACTCTACAAATATGCAAGTAGCAAATGCAAAAGCTAGATATGAAACTCAAATAAATAGTGATGGAGAGTATTTTGTATATATAGCTGTTATGGATAGTTTAACTAGACCAGCTCATGCAAAACATCATATGATAATCTTGCCAAAAAATCACCCATTTTGGCAAACACACTACCCACCAAATGCTTGGAATTGTAGATGTAAAGTAAGAGTATATACTCTAAAAGAGCTGCAAAAAAGAGGCTGGATGCCTCAAGATGTAGCACCTGAAACTTTTACTTCAAAAGACTGGAATTATAATCCTGCTTTAAAAGATAATATAAATGAAATTTGGGATAAAAAAATAGATAGTATCAAAGATGAAAAACTAAAAGAGTTGGCAAAACAGGAAAAAGCTAAATATGGCAAATGATAAAGAGTTCAAAAATATAGCTGAACTAAACAAATATATAAATGGCATAGCTACTAAACTTTCAAAAGAGGCTTTAAAAACCCCTTTAAACAGTGCAGGAAACAGAATATTAAACATAATAGAAGAGAGTTTTGAAAGTGAAACAAATCCTGTAACAAATCAAAAATGGGAAGATTTAAAAGAGTCCACAAAGCTTAGAAAACTAAAAAAAGGTAGAAGTTCAAAACCTCTAAGAGATAGAGGAGCTTTAGCTGATAAGTGGAGAGTATCAAATAGCGGAACTGAAACAAAAGTATATAACAATAGTAAAAAAGATGGTTTTGCTTATGGTATAGCTCATCACTTTGGAAGTGAAAAAAACAATATTCCCTCAAGAGGATTTTTACCTATAAATGATGAGGGAGGTTTAACTCCTGATTTAGAAAAAGAGATTTTAGAAATATTTGAAGAGTTTATAGTTAAAGCCTTTTAAGACTAAGGTACTATAAACTTTTTCTGTACGTAGTTAAAAAGTTACTACCTTCTTTTTGTATATTTATGATTTCTGCTTGTAACTTAAGTCCATATTCTGTAAGGCAATTTTCAAAAGATACACTATTATCTCGTATAACTTTTTCTTTTGTGGCTATCTTTATCAATAAGTTGCTTAAATATTCAAATTCTATAAATTTACAATCTTTTTCGAGATTCTGGAATAGTCTTTTTGCTCTATTTAAAGATACTTTATAATCATATAAAGTATTTTGATTTACTTTTTTATTTCTTAAATCTTCATCTTCTTTAGAAATTTTATTAACAATATCTCTCATATCTTTTTCAATAGTGAGATTTTCTATATTTATAAATAATTTATATTCCATACTAGCAGCAATATTAAATTCTACTAGGAAATCTTCTAATAATGCATCAAACTTATCTTCCAAATCAAAGATTAGATTATATTTTAATTGTTTTTTCCATGTAAACAATGCATAAATTGCTATTCCCAAAGTAACAACAGTTACTATTAAACTTGCTATAGCTATTTTATCTGATATACTCATTTATATTCCTTTTTTAATTTTTATAAAAACTACAACCTAATAAATTATTTGAACTATCACGTTTTATAGTTATTTCTACTCCTAAAGTTTCAGATTTTGCAGAGCCATTTTTTGAGGCATAAGCAAAAGCTTGAGTTATTATATCTTCAGCTAAATCTTTATTTGTATTTGTTAAACCTATTAAAATAGCACTACAAATATTTTGATAATACTGTGGAGTTACTCTTGAACTTGTAAGAGCTTCTACTGTTTTATATACAACTTGTATTTGTGTTTTACCAGCATAAATTTGACAAGCTGTATCACTAGAACATAATTTATCTAAGTATAGTGGCATATCTTCAAAAATACCAGCTTCAATATTATAATTATCTTTTAAAGAGCTTACGATATCCATAGTTATTCTAGGAGTGATAGAAATAGCTTCTATTTTTTCGTTAGGTTTTACTTCTTTTTGAATAGATTCTATCTTTTGCTCTGGTTTTTGAACTTGAGTTTGTTTTTTGCTATCTTCAAAAAAGTTAGAAGCTAAAACCATCAGAACTATAAAAGCAAAGAATGAACTAACAAATGCTAAAGATATGCTAGATAGTTTTGATTTACCTTTATTTTGTAAACCATTTTTCACTTTTATAAACACATATATAGTAGCTATGATAACTACAACTAAAGCTATAAACTCTGGCATTTCTATTTCCTTGATAAAATTTGCAGATATTTTATCTAAAGTTTGGTTATTAAATAATGTGTGATTTTAAATTAAGCTTTATTTGATAGTATTTTATAAACTAAAATAATAAATTTTCTGGAGAATACTATGATAAATAATGATGAATTTGAAAATGATGAATTTGAAAATGATGAAGATGATGAATTTGAAAATGATGAAGATGATGAAGATGATGAAGATGATGAATTTGAAGATGATGAAGATGATGAAGATGATGAAGATGATGAATTTGAAAATGAAGATGATGAAGATGATGAAGATGATGAAGATGATGAAGATGATGAAGTTGTTAAAGGAGAAGTTGTTAAAGAAAATATATTATCAAATGAAAGCAATCAATTAGATGATGAATTTATGAAAAATTTAAAGTTATCAAAAAACAAACTTGATGAAATAGATGCAATTACACCTATAAATACGAAAGTTACTAAAGGAGAAAATAATATAAATATTACATTTAATTCTGAAGATACAACAATAAATATTGAACAAAGAAAATTAAAAAATTTCAATCAAGTAACTTATACAGAAAGTAGCACTCAAAATAGAGAAGAAAACAAAGAAGTTGTTAAACATTTAACAAAAATAGGAAAAACTCAAGAAGAAATAGCTACACTTCTTGGTTGTAGTCAGTCAAGTGTATGTGTATACTTAAATGAAATAGAAGAGGAAAAGAAAAATACTAATTAAATTTGTTAAGGCTATCTTCTAGCCACTTTTCCAGTTTCTCTTTCTCGTGCGAAGTAATTTTCTCTAGTAGTAAATCAAAAGGGTGCTTTTTATCCTCTTTTAGTTTCAAAAATAGCACTTTTAAAAGCCATTTATTTAACTCTTTATCATCTTGAGTCTTCTTTATATCATTAAAATAGCTTTCAAATTCTGCAAAATCATCAAAAGCTGAGATATGAATATGTAGCCTATCATAGGCTAATTTTATTTTTTTATTTTCTTCATGATTAAATAGATTATTGTTCAAAACTAAACTTCCCTTGTCTTTTATCTTCTTTTTTATTTGAGTCAAGAGTATATTCTGCATACTCTAGCCAATATCTATCAGTCCTAATTGCTTCAATAGTTATAAAAGTATATTTACACTCCAAACATTGTCTATATCGTTCGTTTGTGTTTGGAGTTTTGATTGTTTTATTTACTATTGTTTTTTCACATAAGCATTTAGGACAAAACATCATAAATTCCTTGCAAGTTTGAGCTTACTCATAGAGTTTTGGTAAGCTTCATCGTAACTAGGCTCATCAACTTTCATATTTTGTAAAACTGCAACTACTTTTTTAAAGTCTTTTTTTTCTAGGTCATAAATGCTGTTTAAAGATATTTTAAATCTCATATAAATCAAGTTTAAAAGTGATTTTTCATCTTTGTTTCTAGCTTTTTGTTTCCAAAGTGTAAGTAAAAAAGCTATTTGATTTTTTGTAGCAGTTGTTTTAAGACTTACGAATGTTTGACCATCTAAAAACTTAACAAGTTTTATAAGCTGTTCTATATCCAAATCTTTGCTACTTTTTACAGCAAAGTTATTAGTTAGCATTTCCTCGTACAGTTCTCTATCTTGAGAGTAAACATCTATATATAATTTAGATGTATGAACTTGCTTTATAAGTGCTTGTTTATATGCTCTTTGTTTTTGTGTCATATTTAGCCTTTTATATAATCTCAATAATGCAGTTTTTATTTAAACTGCACTATGAAACTACTTCCTATCTCTTGCAATTTTTTATATGCAGTAGGAAAGATAAAATTTTTATTTATCTGTGCTTCCTCTGCTGTTTCTCTTTCTTCCCAATAGTAAGCTTCTTGTGGGTTCATCAAACACCTGCAATATCTAAAGTAACTTGTTTGTAAGACTCTTGTATATTATCTCTTGTGTAAAATCTTATATACTCTTTTGTAGAAACAATCTCTATACTTTCAGCTATTATTTCCATAGCTTCTATCCATTTTGGATGTGTAATGTTGTAGCTTCTTAAGGCTAATATCTTTCTAGGATTTACTTCACCTTTTTTATCAACTTCAAAAGCATTGTTTATTAGCTGTTGCCCATCTATACTGTTTACATCTTTTAGTATCTCATGTATGCACTCATCTATTTTCTTTTTTGCAATTTGTAGCTTTTCATCAAACATTATGTTATCAGCTGTAGCAACTTGTATTTTTGCAGTTCCACTAAAATTTTCTAGTGTGTAGCCTTTTGTACCTTTTTTATTCTCAACTCCATATTTTTCTAAAAGTAAATCAAAGTAAGAATCTACTTCGTCATAAGCTTCATTTTTGAACTTTTTTATTACTTCAGTTACAGTTGTTGCTTTTTTTAAAATGTTTTCAATCATCTCATCTTTTAGTTTATCTTCGATATTAACTCTTTCAGGATGTACTGCATTTCCATTTTTTGCTACCCACCAACCTTTATCATCTATTAAAGCCATAAAAACTCCTTATTAAAATTTGAGTAAATACTCAATAAAGCCTTTTATTTTAAAGGCTCTATGAATATTTAAAACTCTGTTATTAGCTCTAAATTCTCTAACTTTTTATATTGTCTTTCAAAAGTTGCATAAGTGCCAAAATATGGTATATAACTAACTATTTTTTTATCTAAATCGTGTCTTTTGTATGCTTCTCTTTTTCCCCATATTTTTATAAGTTTTGCTTTTACTTTTGGTTTAAATATAGAGGTAGTTTTTGTACACCAAACTTTTTTTGTTATTGGATTGAAAACTTTACTATCTGTCCATCCTGCACCTATTTGAATTATTCCATCCATATAAACCATAATTGCTAGTTTATTTTCAGCTATGAAACCTTTTTTTACAAATAATTCAGTTTCATCTAGTTTAAATTTAACATCTCCATAGACACCTGAAAGCTCTCTTTTTATCTCTTCCCATTGCTCTTTTGTAATCATCTTTTTATCCTAAAATAACCATAGTCGAAGCTTTTTTGATATGTCCTAAGTTCATAGGACTATTATCAGCTTTTGCAAATCTTTGAGCTTTTTTGTATATGTTCATAGCTCTTCTAAGATGAGTTGTTATCTCTTTGATACTTTCACTAAATTCACCAAATATATTTATCCAATCACTCTCACTTAAACCTTTAAACTCATATTTTCCACTCACACGACTATATAGTTGTAGTAGTTCACCGTTTCTACCTTTTAGGTTATTTATAAGTGCAGGAGTTCCTACAAGTACAGTAGGAACTGCACTAAAATCCCAAATTCTTCTTATAGCTTCAAGAGTTTTAGTTGTAAGGTTTTCAGCTTCATCAATTATTAAAATAGTTTCTCTTCGGCTAAACTCTTTGCTTATAGCTCGTATCATCTCTTCACTATTTTTAAGTGTTGTGATACTTGCTTTTTCGCAAATTGCTTTTAGTACACTTGCAACTTGCATCCCTGGAATAGCTTCAATCAAAATAGCCTCAGGATGAGTTTTTACATACTCTTTGATAGCAGTTGTTTTTCCACATCCAGCAGTTCCATAGATAACTGCAAGTTCATTTCCAATCACCGCTTCATCTATGATAAATTTTGCAACTGTTAAGTCTTTTGTTTCTACTATTTCAACACCTTTAGAAGATTTTTCATCTTTGAAGTTGTAGTTTTTTATAAAATCACTTAGCTTTTTTTCTAAGTTCTCAATATTTCCTTTATACTCACCTTTCAAATATTGACTTATCGCTCCACTACTCATACCGATACTTCTAGCAACTTGTGCTTGAGTAAGACCGTTTTTTTCTAAAAATTCTTTTGTATTTTGTATCACTTTTTATCCTTTATGCAAATTTTTGAGCCAGTTCATATAGCTCGTCTTGTATGTTTGTATCTTTGATTGTTTCGATTTTTTCAACTCCTTTATTAGGTTTATTTTTAGGTTTTTTATACTCTGGAGTATGATTTAAAGCTTTTTGAACTTTATAATCTTGCATCTCTTCATATAGTTTTTCAGCTTCTTTTATTTTTTGATTTACAGGTGCTATGTTGTTTGCTTTGTAAGCTTTTACAGCTTTTTTATGCTCTTCAAGTGTCATAGCATCTACTCCTAAATTTCTATTTGTAGCACTGCAAATAAACTCATCATTTAAGTAGATATAAACTTCATTTATATTGTCTATATTCTCGTACACTTCTACTTTTTGTCCACGATTTAAGCCATTTAGCCAAAGTTCTGCACTTTGATATGTGAAGTTGTTGAACCTTACACCATCTGTTTGAAGTGTTGCTATTTTTGATTTTCCTAATTTTCTTCTTACATTTTCAAGTTTTATATCACTTATACTAAACTCTTCAAACTCCGAATAACTCATATATTTCATATCTAGTAGATTTTCAACTGCTAGTTTTAATTCATCTAAAGTAAGAAGTCTATTTTGGTTTATCCTTGTAGCTTTGCTAGTTCTAATATCTATTTTAGAAGCTGTTTGATTTTCTATTTTTGTTCTTTTTTCTACATCATTTCCAATATACCCTGGAAGTGATGCCCACTCACTTTGAGTTACTCCAAAAAATCGCTCGATAGCCCCTTTTTGTCTTCCTTGTCCTACTTTTGCTTTGATTTGAGTGATACCCAAATCTAGTAAAAGTTTTTGATAGTGATTTGATACATAATCCCGTCCATTATCTGTGTAGATAGTTTCAGCAATTCCAAAAGTTTGAAATGCTTTGTATAAAACTCGCACTTGTGCATAGCTATCTATACTTTCAGTTAAGTTTACAACTGCTTTTTTGCTATAAACATCTATAACAGCAGTTACATTTACACGACCAATTTTATAGCCATTATCCGTAGGGATTTTACACATAAAGTCAAATTTCGTACTATCAACTTGCCACTCTTGATTTATATATCCTACATCTTTGATACCCACTACATAGTCTTGAAGTAGTGCATCTTTTCCTTTCTCTAAGAAAGCTTTTATCTGTGGATTTTGCTCATATAGTCTTTTAACTGCTTTTATAAAAGCTGTGTATGAAATATAGATTTTTTTACTATCAGTTAGCTTTATAGATTTACTATTTTTAAATACAAAAGTTGGTTGGTCTAATATTCCCTCTTTTTTAGCTTCTAAAAAATTGTAAAACTCCCATGCTCCGTAGAAGTTATCTCTTATACCTCGACTTCCTGCACCTGTAACAGCTAAAATCAAAGAGTTTTCATCTACTTTTATATTTGATATATTTGAACCTCTTTTATCTTCTAAGGCTTTTACACCTTGAGTTTTAAAAGCTTCAATCCATCTATTTATCTTTTTATTTAAACTTGCAATTTGTACTTTATCAGGATAGATGTTTTTATCTACCAATAAAGCCTTAATAATAGTGTTTAAAGAGTAGTTATACTTATTGTAAAACTCTATTATTAAAGCTTTTTCAACAGCTTCAAAGCTAGTTTTTGTGATGTCAAAATCTTTTAACTCTTCAAGAAGTGCAAAAGAGATAGTTTTTGCACTTTTAGACTTTGTAGAGCTTTGTTTTATTTGAGTATATGAGTATGCTTTTCCAAAACTGTTCGATACAACTTCAAAACTAAAGCTTAATCCCTTTATTTCAATAGTTTTAATACCATTTTCAAGGGCTTTTTTAGTGTATCGTTTAATCGTAGTTAAACCACAATCAATTAAACTCGCTATTTCTTTACTTGTCATTTTTCGACTCTTATTGTGCAAGTTTTACTATCAAAATAGTATTTCTTTCCATTGGAAAAAAAAACATTATTAGGCATTTATAACCTTTAGCATTTCTCTATATTTTAGGCACTCTTTAGCCCAAAACTCAATACATTTAGTTTTATTTTTTTTATGAACTATGTACATACTTCTTGCAGTTCTTAGATGTGAAATTATTGATTTTTTACTCATATTAAGCCACCTTTTTAAGTTCATCAGCACTTTTTATGTACTTATGCTTTTTTAATAAATTTACTATTTTTGAACTAGTTCCATATCCATATATTACTTGCTTAAAAGTGTTGTAATTTATGTTATTTTTTCTACAAAAAAAAGGAACACTTCCCCAATCTTCTCTAATCTTTTGTGTTAGACTTAAAGTATCTTCAGCAGTCATTTAAACCCCTTTCTAATCTAATTCATAGGTTATTTTAAGCCTATTATTAAGGTTTCTTTGATTATTACATTGAAGTTAAGAATATAAACTTTATAGTTCGTATTGAAATTTAAAATTTATTTTTCTTTTTCTATCTTTTGACCACAAAATGGACAATAACTCAAAGCTATAAAATGCTCACTTTTTGTTTTGTTTGAAAATGGAGTACCATCTTTTTTTATACTTCTATATTCTCTTTCAATATATAAGCCAACTCCACAACCACCATCAAATCTAAGAACTTTACCTTTCCAATCACAAGTGAAATCTAAAACTTCTTTTTTTGGCTTTAAGTTCTCACTTACCTTATTTAGCACTACATCTAAACAATTACACATATCTAATTCTCAAAATTTTCTATTTTTTCTAAAGCTATTTCTAGCTCTTCTTTTCTACCAATTAAATGAGTTTTTACTGATTTATTAGCTTTATCATTTATTGAAGATTCTAATTCTTTAATTGCTTTTGCTAGAGCTTTTTTTGTATAACCTGAAACAGATTGATACACTCGAAGTTGATTTAATAATTCAATATTCATTATTTTTCCTTTCTAAAGAAACCTTAACAATAAGCTTTAAAATAACTTTTATCTCTTCTTATAAACTCTTTTAGTATTATTTGAGTTTAGAAAACTGATAAACTATGAGAGTATTATATATTCTTTTGAATACATTGTCAATACTTAAATGAATATATTTAAAACATAAAGGATTTTAATGAATAATGTAAATGAAGTAATTGATAGAATGAGGATAGTTACAAACACCCAAACGTATGCGGACTTAGCGAAAAAATTAGGAGTTGCATTAACAACTATAAATAATTGGAAAAGAAGGGGCGAAGTTCCAGAGATAAATATATTAAAATGTATTCATTTAACAAATACAACAAAAGAATACTTACTCCATGGAGTGAAAAAAAATGATAATTCTCATGTAGTCAATGGAAATCATAATGTATCAATAAGTGGTACAGGAAATATTATTGGGAATAATGTAAATAATATAGAAAGTCAAGAACCTATTATTAATTATGAATTAAAAGAAGTTTGTCAGTTACTTCATGATTATGGTTCACCTAAAATGATAAAAGAGCTAAAGGATAAATTACTCCAAATAAAAGCATTACATGGATAGAAAAGCTATGTTTTTATCTAATCCCAAAAATGCTCATTTTAAAAATAATGGAAATAGTAATATCAATATAAATGGAAATAATAATCAAGTTGCAGATACAATAAATAACTACAATAACACTATTATAAAAAAACCTGCTGATAATTTTACTCCAGATTATAATATACATATTTCTAGTGAACAAGCAAGAACAATTCAATTATTAATAAAGGATATTGTTGATAAGGAAGTAATTGGTGGAATGTCAAGCAATAAAGCTTTTCCAAAATGGCAAAATCAACTAAGAAATTATATGAAAGTGAATAGTTATCTTGCCATAAAAATTGAAGACTATGATAAGGCTATTGCATATTTAAGAAAGCAAAATGTACTTAAAAGAAGTAAAACAAGAAAAAATAATAATGAATATTGGAGAAATGATATATATTCTTCTATCTATACAAGAGCAAATCAATTAAATATTTCAAAAGATGATTTATACAATATTGTACATGAAAGATATAATATTAAGATTAACTCTCTAAAAGAATTAGGTGAACAAAACTTAGATAAATTAAGAGTTTATATTTATAGTTTAAAAGGATAAGAATGCAAATAGAAGGTAATGATAATATTCAATCTAATGGAGATAATAATATTATAGGAAATGGGAATACAGTTAATAATCATTTTTATAGTAAAAAAAGAAATGATGAAAATTCAAAAGAAAAAGGAGAGATACCTTTTTCTGTTAAAGTATATAGACGAAGAGTATTTATTATTGATGCAATATTTATAGCAATATGTTTTGGTGGAGTACTTGTATCTCCACTATATAAATTAGGATTTGTATATATAATACCATTTCTAATTTTAGTGTATTTAGGTTGGCATTTTCTTCCTTTGAAAATGTATTCATTATATGTATCTGTTTATAGTGATAGACTATCAATAGGTAATAAAGATATAATGTTTAAGGATATTAGAGAATGGAAATCATTTGGAAATACATTTACATATATATTTCATGATGATGATATTGAACATACAATAGAATTTTATTCTCATAATAAACCAAAGTATATATGCTATAGGATTGAAAAGTTTTGTTCATTTTATGGAATAGAATATCGTAATTATAAAATTTAAACATCATTTAAACGTTCCTTAAAGCCCTTTTAAATTCTCTTATTTCTCTTAAGATTTAATATTAATATATTTTCTTAAGTTTAAGGTTTATAGTGGACTTAGGTATGTAAACATAATAATACAAAACTTAAATAAACCCTTAAATAAGGCTTTATATAGTGGGCTTAGATTGTGTCTTTGTATGGGCTTAGATATGTTTTAGCTTAAGTTTTGATTGTTTTTAGTGTTTTTGTATGTTATAGAAATTTGGTTTTATGGGGTTTTATTGTTTAAGGTTTGTTTTAAGACATTTCAAACGAAATTTTTCGGACATTTCAAACGTGATTTAATAATATACAATAAATTTTGTAAATTATTCATATGTCAATAAACTTAAAATAGCTATAATCCGATAATTACAAAGTATATATAAAGGAAAAAATTGAAAATTAGTGTAAATTCTCTTTGTCCCTGTGGAA